CGGTTGGTAACGAATGGTACATCACCGGAGTGCAGATGGAAGTTGGCGAACAGGCCACGCCGTTTGAGCATCGGTCGTTTGCGGATGAGTTGGCTAGGTGTCAGAGGTACTATCAAGTCAGTGGCTCTTCAGTGAATAGCAGTTATAATGTTTTCCCCGGACAACGCTGGAGTTCTAACAACATATTCTTTTCAGTGCCTATAGCAACATCAATGAGGGCAAACCCCACTATAGGTTCAGACGTTTCAGGCAATTTTGGTTTTGTTGGTGGAAACAACCAATCAAAAGCTTTTTCCCTGAGTGAGATGAATTTCGTAAGCCTTGACTCCTCTAGTATAACTGCAAGAGTCACCGTCGATTTCACACCCAACAGTGCATATGCCTATACTGGGTATTTTAATACTGCCGGTGAACTGCAATTAGATGCGGAGTTATAATTATGATTATTGAAAATGCTGTTAGACATGAAAGCACAAGTGATTCTGGTGCAATATCTGTATCAATTATAGCAACCATTAACGGCATTCAATGCGTGGTTCCTGAGTCTGCTGGCAACCGCCACTACGATGAAATCATGCGTCAGGTCGCAGCCGGTGACTTGACCATTGCGGACGCCGATTGATGAGCAAGCCCACCGTCACATCTGTGCAGTCTCAGATCGACACTCACGAAGCAGTGTGCGCTGAGCGTTGGAAGGAAACCATCCTGCGAATCAAGCGCATCGAACACATTATGATCGGCACTGCTGGAACCACCATTGTTTTGCTTATAGGGCTAATTGTTAATGGATGATTCATGTCTTCTTGTTGTTTGTATTTGTCGGCTTGGGTGAAGAGCAACGCCTCAAGAGCAATGATATGTATTTTCGCTCTGTTGATGACTGCGTGTACTTTGCACAACGACTGCATAAACAAGGACAGAAGATCACCGCTTACTGTTTGCCAGTTATGGTAGATAAGGAAACAAAGGTGTACTGATGTTAGCCGAACTCGCAGCAGCCAACGCCGCCTTTGCAATTATAAAAACCACTATTTCAAATGGCCGTGAACTTGCCTCATGCGGCAAGGCTCTCGGCACGTTCATCTCTTGCAAAGAAGATCTTATGCGAGAGGGCAATAAGAAACGTGCTAGAGGTGTGGGTGGTAATGATCTTGAAGAGTTTATGGCTCTTGAGCAGATCCGTGAAAAAGAAAAGCAACTCAAAGAACTGATGATACTGTCTGGTCGCCCCGGTCTGTGGCGTGACTATGAGCGGTTCTGTGAAGAAGCAAAGGATGGTAGGGCCAAAGCTAGGCAAGCTGCTGTAAAGCGCCGAAAGAAAAACATTGAGACTGCTGGCAACGTAGGTGTTGGCCTCGTTATTGTGTTTGGCATAGTTGGCATATTGTTGTTTGCCTTCTGGATGCGGGGTGCTTTTGCACAGGCTGCTAACGATCTGACTGTGTGCAGACTTACCAAGTGCATGAAGATTGATAAGAAAACTACAGCATGCGTGTATCGTGGCGCACACAATACCCAAGAGACTTTGATGTTTGCGCCTTATGAGTTTCGCCCAAAGGAATATCTCTGCCAGTGGGACATTGATCAGCCACCGCCACCCAATATTTATGACACCCTCAAAGCAATCAAGGATAGCCAGAAATGAGTGCTGAACAGGTTTTGCAGTGGAAGATACTGCCGCGCTTTATGATGTTTGTAATGACTATTATGTACATTCGTGTGATTGAATGGGGAATGTCATTAGATGATATTACTACACAGCAGTCCGCGATGGTGAGTGTGGTCAGTGGCGCAATGACTGGCGCTTTTGCTGTTTGGCTTGGAAGTGAGAAGCGATAATGTGGGACATGCACAACAGGACAAAATAGATGATACAGGCTTTACTACCTATTATTGGTGATCTTGCTGGCGGTTGGCTGAAAGGCAAGGCTGCTGAGAAGGCCGCTAAGAGTCAAGTAAAGGTGGCTCGTGCTGAGGCTGAGGCTGAGGTGATGAAGGTCGCTGCCACGCATGAAGCTGGCTGGGAAAAGATTATGGCCGAAGCCAGCAAGGATAGCTGGAAGGATGAGGCTTGGACTATTCTGTTTATAGCTATCATTGCTATGTGCTTTATCCCGCCATTGCAGCCGTATGTTGAGCGTGGGTTTGATGCGCTGGGCCGCACGCCGGATTGGTTCCAGTGGGCAATGTATGCTAGTATTGCTGCATCATTTGGTCTTAGAGGTATCAAGGGATTGAAAAAATAATGGCAAAGAAACCTGGTTTATACGCAAATATCCACGCAAAGCGTAAGCGGATTGCTGCTGGCTCTGGAGAAAAAATGCGCAAGGTTGGTAGCAAGGGTGCGCCTACTGCTAAAGCATTTAAGCAATCTGCAAAAACTGCTAAGAAAAAGAAGAAATGAACAAAGATCAGTTACGCGAAGAACTTGCGGATGATGAAGGCTGTAAAGCAGAGATCTATTTAGATCATCTGGGACTGCCTACGTTTGGCATTGGGCATTTGGTGGTAGAGCAAGATCCAGAACACGGTCAGGCTGTTGGCACGCCTGTCTCTGATGAGCGTGTGCGGCAAGTGTTTGCCTTGGATATCGCTTCAACGCTGGATGAGTGTCAGGTTCTGTACCCAGACTTTGACGATCTGCCGGAAGACTGCCAATTAATAATCGCAAATATGATGTTTAATATGGGCAGACCGCGCCTCTCCAAGTTCAAGGGTATGAAGGCTGGCGTTGATGCACGCGATTGGAACAGGGCGGCAGACGAGATGGTAGACTCACGCTGGCATGATCAAGTCCCTAACAGAGCCAAGCGGCTCGTCAAGCGTATGAGGGCTTTGTCTGATGGCTAGGACACCGGCATGGCAGCGTAAGGCTGGCAAGAATCCCAAGGGCGGCTTGAATGCAAAGGGCAGGGCTTCTGCACGCAAACAGGGCATGAACCTAAAAGCGCCTGTGAAGAAGGGTGACAACCCACGCAGGGCCAGCTTCTTGGCGCGTATGGGTGGCATGAGGGGGCCGGAACGAGATGCGAAGGGCAAACCTACCAGGCTCCTGCTTAGTCTCAGGGCATGGGGTGCAAGCAGCAAGGCTGACGCAAAGAAGAAGGCTTCTGCAATCTCCAAAAGAAACAAAGCCAAAAAAGGTAAGTCAAAAAAATAAGGGGGCAAAACCCCCCTATTTATCCCCCCCATATTTCTCTGGGTGAAGGCAACCTAGACATATGTCATCGCCAGTTCCCAAAGTAACCCAGTCATCGTTGGCATAGTCACACTGCTTGCCGCAGTATGCGCAGTTAAACAACATGGATCTTCTTGTATATCTGTGAGTTTTTGCTGCGGTGGCTTTGCGGTTCTTCCGGCCCAAATTCACGCTCCTTCAACTCATCGACCAAACGCTCTGCTTTTTCTAGCCAGCTTGTGAACTCTGGTGAACTTTCTCTTTTAGAGGCATGCACCATTGTTGTGTGATCTCTGTTCATGGCATAGCCCATCCTACAATAAGACAGGGTTGTGTGGTTTTCACACAGCCGCACAAACAGTTGTCGCGCATCCACTAGGTACGCCATCCTGCGCTTTCCACGCAACTCAGCTAGACTGAAGTTAGTTACTTGCTGCACGATTTCTATGATGTCCAGCGCCTCTAACTCACGGCAGTATTTTTTCCAGTTTTCTGGCAGCATTTGATTAGCCTTCTGCCGGCCCGATACTGATCTCTCCGATATTGGTATTATCTTTCTCACGCTCTTCCTCCTTTAACATTTCCATTGCTACCTCAAAGCAACGCCCTGCGAATGTCAGCATTTCTCTGCTGTTCATTTTTTTGATGTGGAGGTTGCCATCAACACTGACAGCAACCCCATCGTTTCTAGGTATTATCAGGAATGGATGCTGGTGCATCTGTGATCCTTTCGATTTCATGCTGGGTAATGTACCAGCGGCCACCCAAACGCTTGCCTTTGATAATCCCCTTGTGGAGCATCGTACGCAGCATGTTCACCTGAGACTTACTATCGGTGCCAAAGAGCAATAGAGAGGCCTCACGGGGGCTTAGAAGCGCCTTAGAATGGGATGTCTGGGTCATCGTCCTCTGCCTTTGGCTGTGGTGCCGCATATTTAGTGCTGATTGCGTTACCGATTGGCTTCATAGCTGGCTGTGAAATGCCGTCAGCGATACTGTCCTCACCCTCGTATTCAGTGACACGGGAGATGCGAATAGAGATAGTGCCATCCTCGTTGGGGAACAGCGATACTTGGTGGCGCTGTCCATCTCGCAAGGTGATATCCGCATAAGTCTTTTGCTCAGCATCGTAAGGCTTCCAGTTGCCGTTGCTATACTGCGCCTTACCTTTTCCCTCAGTGTTGGGGAACAGCTTGATGTAGGTAACTGTGTCATAGCGTCTAGCCATTCTGTTTTAACTCCTTCATGCGCTTCTGGCATAGGTTTTTGATGTTCTGAAAGATCTCAGGAAACTCTTTGTTAGATATTTCCATGTACTTCTTAGTGAAGTCTGCGTTCATCCAGTCGGTAATCTGCTTCATGTCAAACTCAGGCAGATAAGCCTCTGCTTGCTGTTGCAACTCTAGCAGACTAGCCGGTGGCTGCTTGGGTGGTGGCATGGATGCAATGGCTTCCTCTTTCCTGCCCACACCATCCATCTCGTTGGCTGACGCATACTCGCCGCCAGCTAGGCCCAACGATGCCAAGGCACGGCCAATGGCAGATGTCTCACAGTTTTCCAAAGCGCTGGTCTTGTTGACGTTGCCCTGTCCTCTGATCTCCTCTGCCATGCCGGCACCTACGGTAACGCCGTCCATGTTGGTTATCTTGGCCTTGACGACAACGCGCTGGCCGTCGTCTACCAATATGTGTGTGTCTACACCGTACTCAGTGCCGTGCATCTGACGGAACGCTTCCATCCTATGCACGACCTGGGTGTATTTCTTGCCGCCGCGCTGAGTGACGCCATGACTGGCGTTCAACTCAGACACAAGCTGCATAGTTTGCTTCAAGTCAGTCATTCATTTCTCCGCTGGAAACGCCTAGCTTATCAGAGATGAGATGTACAAACAGTGCCAAACTCTTCTTCATTTCAGCGACCCTGTTGTTGCTTTCATAGACAGCCTTGTGCAGTTCATCGACGCGCACAAACAATTCATTGATGCTGTCCTGCATGTCATGTGGTGTGACGTGCGGGGTGTATGTGTCATCAGGATCAGCCATTTGATACGTTCTCCTTATCGTCACGCAGCACATGCACCAGTTCCTCAACGAAACCCACTGTCAAGCCGTAGTTTTCGACGCAACCGCGATAACGCTCCAACCATGCAGCCAAAGATACGCCAGCTTGACGCCGCAATTCTGCCTGTGCATTTTCATCGTTGGGATCAAACGGCTCGTAACCGCCGCCATCTCTGCGCTTGGCGACAGGAGATATGTACGCAGGGTACTCGGTGACCTTGATGGCCAACACCTCGCTGTCCACACTTTCTGTTTTGGCCACGATACGCAAGCCACTCGCAAGCCTACGCGCCATGTCGATACGAAACTGCCGCGCTGCTTCTGCATCATCCATCCCATAAAACGCCTCATAGGCCTCATGCTCTGGTTGTTCTTGCAGCCAATCGACAAACTCACCTGGCACAAACATGTTTGCACCTGTTACTTGCAGATAGTCGTCAATGATACGCTGCTTAGTCTTCTTAGAAAAATTAGCCATTTTATTCTCCCTTAGCTAAAGATTGATTGATAGTGGATTGCCTCGCCCAGACAGGCCGCAAAACGCCGGATCTCTCCACGCCTCAACTTGACCGCCTAAACTTGCCTTCCCACACCGGAACTGAACCGGACAAAACAGAGCGAACCGTGACCGCCTCGCCTATCCTTGCCATGCCGTAACATGACTTGCCGTTGCAAGCCTCACCATGACCGCCTAGTCCCACCTAACACTGCCAGTCCTGACCATACCGAGACCGCCTCGACATACCAGTCCTAAACATATCTAACCGCGACCCGTGAAAGGGGCGGCGCACCGCCCCTGTCAAATTATTAGGCTGCTCTGCGCAACCGTTCTTCTTGGATGAACTGCATCAATTCCGCTGTCTGTTCATCGGCGCATTCTGGCTGTTCCATAGCCAATTCCTGCACCGCACGCCCCTCTTTAGATGTCTCATCCCAGATTTCTTGCATGTCACCCATATCTTCAGAACTGGCCACCTTAAATGTGCCATACATGCCCTTTCCCTTTTCCTGTCGGAAATCACCAATGCCTACGATAGTGCCGGCGTTCTGCAACAAAGACACAATGGAATGCGATGATAGAGTCGGTATAACGAACTTGATGTCCACCTCTGCGCACCAGTTAGGCAAATAAGCACGAGTGCGCACATCAGGCGTCCTGTTCATGTCAGCAGACCGCACAATATCCATCTTCAAGTAAGGCTTACCCCAAATTTGTATATGGCTTTCTGGCAAAAATATCAGGCGCTGCACGCTGCTCTTTGTAATACCAGCGGTTTCCAATGCAGCGGTAGACATGGCCGCCTTTACGCCAGCGGCTGGGAAGCAAAGGTAGGTGTCGCCTTTCGACTTCTTATAAATGCTCTCACGATATTCTTGTTCTGGATTGTGCTTGATATCCTTCTTCTGAGCAGCGGTTTTTTTGCCGCCACCGACAAGCAGATCACGCCACGCCTTTGCCCCCATACTATTAAAGTACATCGGTGTTTGCCCAATCATGCGCAGCTTGATACGACCCTGCTTAAGTGCATGAATCTCCATAGTTTCAGTAGTTTTTTTAGTTACGGCCATTGTTTTCTCCCTGATAGAACTCTTTGTGCCACATGACCATCTGGCCACGCCCTGACAATCCCTTGCGTTTGGTGCCATCTACAAAGATGATACCTTTCTCTTTTAGCTGTTTGTAACGCGCAGTAACGGTGCTATAACCGTGCTGCGGCAGGGCTTTCAGCACCTCGTCTGAAATGCACCCTGCTGCACCGAAAAACCAGATTGCATCAGCGACTACGCTTTCCATCTCTGTGGCGTTGATGCTTTCTGCTGCGTCATGACTGGTGGCCGGATCATCGCGGCGCACCAGCTTGTATGCAGGGGTGCTATTCATTATTGCCCCCATACTTGCTGTCACGGATTTCACGCAGCCTTGCATACAAAAGCATTTCATTTGCAATAATGCGCAAGTGTTTTGGCTTGTTTTGACCCATCATTTCTCCAAGATCAGGGATGCCAACCCCAAGATTGAAATCTAAGGAAGACACCATCATGTCAAGTTCTTCCTTAGAAAGCGTGATGTTCACTTTCGCCTTTGGTCGTCCTACTTTATTAGCCATTAAAACCTCCATAGTTGCTTGGCTATATCTACGATTGATGGGCCATGACGACGCGCTATCTCATTAAAGTCTGGCTGCACTAGGCCGGCCAGATTGCGCCATGATCCGTGTGCGGCTTTCAACAGATTTTGACTTATCTGCCATGACCGCACGGCTTCAGCATATGCTCTATCCAAAGCCTCTGGCTTCAACGCATCACAGTTGTCAGCGTTGGCTAGGTAATAGCCTGATGCGCTGACGTATAGCAGTGATGGTGGTTCACCAGTTGCCTTGGCATAGATTGCTTGCTGAATTTGCTGTTGCGCTGTAGGCACAATGCCGTCTGTCTTGGGTACTCTCCAAGAACGGGTGCCGTCTTTGCGCGGTGGGTTTCTAAGGGGTGGCTTGGCCTTCAGATCACACTGGATGCCGCCGCCGCTGTAGTCTTGATAAAGCATGATCGGCACATCAATCTCTGGCTCTTTGTGCCAACGCTGATACTCGCCTTCGATCATGTTTGCGCCTGTGAAGCATTCACGCACACCCTGTACGGCATGCAGTATCATGTCAGGTATGAAATCTTTGAACGCCTCAAATTCTTCTGCGTCTTTGCCGTCATCCCATGTGCGCGGCTTGTAGCTGTTGTAACGCTCCATAGTCTGCGCGATAGCCTTGGCTGGCTCCATGCCATCCTGCTGCCCAACCATCGGCTGATACTTATCAAGACCAAGGATTAGGTTTGCACCATCTTGCACAACGATACCGCACCAAGGACGCGCCGCCATTGGCAGCTTGGCACCCATATCACGCACATACAGCTTCAAGATAAACTCATCTTTTGTCTGTGTTGCAC